GACTAATCGAAAAATCCTTGCGTGATGCTGGGCTTTCCCGAAAAGATGCGACCACCGCATCTTCAATCCTCAAAAAAGTATTGGAACAGCGTGATGTTGAACCAGAAACAGTTGAGGTAGCCCCTATTCAGAGTGAGCCTGAAGCGGTGGTCGAAGAAGCTGATGAAATTCTACAAGCCTTAGAGCAAAGAGAACTTCTAAAGCAATTATCTAATCGCATTAAATAAGGAAAAATCATGTCTGAAAAGATCATTGAAAAACTTGATGCAATTGAAGCTACTCAAGTAGCTGAAATGGCTAAAGTTAAAGAAGAAACAGTAGCGGCAGTTGAAGCAATCAAAAATGAAATGACTGAACAAGTTGTTGCATTAGAAGCTAAAATTTCTGCTATTCAAGCACCAGAAGTTATGCGTACTCCAGCTAAATCTGTTAAACAAGATGTAAACCGCAAGGTTAGAGAACAGTTAGCTAAGTTTGTTAAAAAAGGTTCATTAAACAAAGAATTTGAAATGTTTGCTGATGAATCTGAGTATCAAGCATATTTACAGGAAGATGGTTCACAAATTGGTAATCCTGCTGGTTATGGTGGTGGTTACAATGTTGGTGGTCGTACTGCCTATGATCCTGTATTTCACAAATTGCGTTTGATGAACCCTTTGCGTGGTGCAAGTCGTAATGTCACTACAGATGGTTCTGTATATCAATTCCGGGCAAAAACTGGAAATGCTGGCGCACAATTTGGTTATGCAATTCAAAACAATGGTGCTCCAACAACTGAAAACACAAACATTTGGCAAACAGTTTTGCAAGATATGAACTGTCAATTCCCAATTCGTACAGCGGCACTTGATGATATTGATGGTTTAGAATCTAATGTTGTTGATGATATGCTTCTAGAATTTTCGGCTCTAGAAGGACTTGCGATGATTCAAAATAATAATCAATCATCACCAACAGGAAATCCTACTGGTGGTTCAAATGGTATTATTGGTTTGAATCAATATGCTAATGGTCAAATGGGATACAATGGTGGCACAATTTCTACTGCGGCTTTTGGCTCAAGTGGAACTGCATCTACTGATGGCTTGCATACTATTGCTACTTATGACCAGATCACAACCAATGGCTATGCAACAACTGGTGCTGGTGCAAACAATGTAACTTTTGATGACATCATCACTTTCTTACATAGCTTGCCACAAGAATATTGGACACCAGATGCTAAGATTATTGTTAATCCATTCTTCCTTGCTCAGATTCGTGGCTTGAAAGATACCAATGGCACTCCAATTTTTGATCGTATGACACCATTGATTACTGATGGCATCGTAGGTCAAATTGCTGGCTTTGATGTTGTGGTTAATAAGTATCTTGATACTCCATATCAAACTGCTTCTAATACTACCAATGAAAACCTTTATCCAATGTACTTCGGACAATGGAGTCGTTTCCACACAATCGTGGATCGTCTAAACATGGTATTGCGTAGATATGATCAGACGCTCCCCGGTTTCATAACTTTCTTTGGAGAAAAGCGGCTTGCCACAAGCGTAGTCGATCCATTCTCTGCAATTCGTTATCGTTCCACAGCAACTGCTCTTGATGCATAATAAAGTTGGGGTGGTCAAAAGCCACCCCGCTTTTAATTTTTAACATTTGGAATAAATATGGCAAACCTAATTCTTGAAGCAGTCAAAACCGCCCTTAAAGATGGCGAAGCTACAGTAAACCTTAATGAAACTGGCTCTGCACTTACTGGCTCTGGTTCTGGAGTTGGTGGTCGTGTAATTTATGATGATGCTTTTGCATCTTTGCGTCAAAACAACCCTATTCGTAATGCTGGTGCAAGAATAATCACCACCATAGGTTCAGATGAAGCCTTTGTGGTTAAAACTGGCAACATTACCAATGTTCAACAAGGCAGTACATATAACCCTTGGGGTTATCCAATTAACAATAACAATGCCCATGCTTCAACAGGCATTGCTACTACATACTGGCAATTGCCAGTTCGTGCCATTAATGCTGTAGTACCAGTAAGAAATGCTGTGATGGGCGATATTAATAATATCAATGAAGCTATTGTTAGCGACATAGCGCTAGAATTTGCTCAACAAGAAGCACTTTCAATGATGCTCAATAATGACCAATCAGGATCAACAACTTATAACTATGGGGCTACTCAGGGTTTGCGTGGTTTAAATAGCTATCCTAGTTCTACATCTGCCGCATCTTTTGGTTCTAATGGTCCAGCTATTACCAATGGTAGGCATACAGTTTTAGCAGTATCACAAGCATCTGCTGGGGCAGTTTCTTATAATGATTTAGCTAATTTGGCTGGTGCTTTGCCCCCTCAATATTGGTGTGATCCATCAACTTGCTGGATGATGCACCCAACGACTATTACTTTATTGCGTGAATTAGTAACAACTACTTCTGGTATTCCTTACTTCTTAGAAGTTGGCGATGAAGATGGTGGTGCAGTTGTTTATATGTTTGGCTTCCCTGTAGTTCCTAATCCTTATATGGATTTGGCTGGTGCTGGCAAATTCCCAGTTTACTTAGCGGCATGGAATCAATTTGTAACTGTTGCTGATAGCGAATTAATGAGCATCAAAGCATTTGAACAAACTCAGCCCGGTTTCACAACTCTGTTCTGCGAAAAAAGGGTAGTTTCTACAATTCGTGATGTATTTGCTGGTGTTCGTTTGACCCACAGTTAAGGTAAGCTATGCCATTAGATAGTCTAACTAATGGTCCTTTTTTAGGGACTACTAGGAATCCATATAGCTATGAAAAAATAGAGCAAATCAACCGGGACATTCAAACTGGTTGGCTTACTCTTGATCAGATTACCCAACAGCTAAACCTATTTCAAGATGAAAGCCAAGATAGTTATCTATCAGGACTTGAATTGGCAACTCGTATGGCGATTGAGGACTATCTTGGGATGTCCATATTTCCCATCACTTACAAAGTGTACTATGGCACTTTTAATGGCATGACAGGAACACAAATGTCTTTGGATTTGCCAGAAGTTAGTCAAGGAAGCCAAAATCGTGCTGGAGTGGTAATTAAAGAAGTAGCTTATTATTCTGGGGCTACACCCCCTGTATATACCATTATTAGTCCAACAAGCTATTACTATGATCCAACTGGCAATAAAGTTATTGTTACTGGTATTCCAGATTCTGCTAGTCAAATAATGACTAACCCAATTGTTTGCACTTATCAAACTAATGCAAATCCTTTGGCACAATACCCAATAATTCAACAAGCTGGATTATTGCTTTTAACTCATTTATATAACAACCGCAGTAATACCTTTAATGGAAAATTGGATGAAATTCCTTTTGGAGTAGCCCAGTTACTTAGACCTTACAAGCCTTTGGTGATGTAATGGCTATTGCTCGTTATGAAAATATTACTGTAAATAATGTAACCAATTCTGTAGATGATTTGGGGCAGTACACCACCAATATTACAAAGTGGTTTGAAACTAGGGCTAGAGTTATGGATGTTCATAACAACCTACAGATAACCAAAGATGAAAGGGTTTATACCGATTTAGTGAAACTTACACTAAATTACACTCCAAACACAAAGAATATAGTCGATAATCAACCCCTTTATTCAATTACTTGGCGAAACCATGATTGGAGAATTACTGATTGTTTTGAATCAAATGATCGTATGAATGTTACATTCCTATGCTATAGAAATGATCCAGTAGTCCCAGTATGAGCCAAAATAACCCAGTCGAATATGCAAAAGCTATTCAATATCAGCTTTCTGATATTGTTAGCCCAGTGCCTGTATATGCTAATTTCAATAGAAATTTTGCTAGTGAGCCAAAGTTTATAACTTGGCAATTAAGAAATGTCCATCAGCCTGTATATACTGGAGTTAATCAGAATAATAAGGGCATTGACAGACCAGTATTCCAAATATCGATATTTGCTCAAAATATGGCAGATGCTTTTAATATTGCCAATTCCATATTACAATCATTACATGGATATAATGGGCAATTTGGTGGTATAAATGGTTTTTATATATCCAAGGCAGATATAGTTTGGCTTTATAATACATACGATAATACTGTAGGATTGCACCAAATTATTATGGATTGCACCTTAGACATTCCAACATAAGAATTTACTAATTATTTTTTAAAGGAATTAAAATGGCACTCCCAAATCAAATATTACCCGGATTTTCGGCATCGTTATGGTGTCAGACTGCATCCACTCCTACAGCATTAACAACAAGTCAATTATCTACTTGGACTGCTCAAGTAGCTAGTATTGTTGGAACTACTGCTAATGGTACTGGTGGTTCTGGTTCACAGTTAAATGTTGAAGCTATCCCTGCTTTTGGTCAAGATGATGCATCAGCTTCTTTTATGGTTGCTGGTAGTAGACAGTCTGATAAGATTCCTACACAGTCAGCCCCTACATCAATGACCATTGTTGCCGCTTGGAATCCAAGTGATGCTGGTTTGTTGTTAATGAGAGCAGATGCATATAGTGGAATTATTGATCGTACATTTGTAATTGCCGCTGTTTCTGGTGCTAATACTGTTGCCTATGCTTTCAATGGTCGTGTAAGCGAATTTAAAATTGATGCCGCCCCCGGAGCAGAAGCTAAATGCACTTTCACAGTTCATCCTCGTGGCAATCAATATGGTTGGTCAAATAACACTTAATATTATGAATATTCAATTTGCTAATGGTAAGATTTATGAAGTGGCAGATGTCGATGAAGCTATTGCCAAATGCCTAGCTGATGGAAATGATCCATTTAACCCTGTGATTTTGGAAACAAAATCTGTTAATTTAAAACAAAATAAGACTGAACCAAAAGATGAACATAGAGAATAGTTCAGACTTATTAAGTTATCTATTAAGCCAAGCCAATTCTGGAGTTAAGAATTGGTTTGGTTTTGCTCAACAGCGTATCACAGGAATTTATTTAGCACATGAAATAGCTAAATATCATGCTGATAAATTTACCCCTGATGAAATCTCTGATTATGTAATTAAATTAAATAATTCCATATATCAAAAATTAATCAAGGGTGATGGAAATGGCTGATGTAATATCTATTCAATTTGAAGGAATTGAAGAATTTACTCAATTGCTAAATGAAATAAAAGATGACTTTAGCGAAAAAGACAGCAAAAAGATTTTAAACAATGCAGTCAAGCTGGCTATGAAACCAGTGTTAGACAAAGCTCAATCCCTTGTGCCAATAGATACTGGAGCACTTAGGGCATCCCTTAGAATTGAAGCTAGAAAGCCTACAGGCAGGGACAAAAGATCAATATATGTTAATCCTACAGATGTAGTCATTGGAACAGTTACTACTGCTCCCGGTAATGTTCTTAAAAAGAAAAAGTTTGTAAATCAGAAAACAGGGAAAAAAGAAACTGGTATTGCTAGTGATGCAAGAGCAGTGGCTAATGAATTTGGTACAGCAAAAATTTCAGCAAAGCCATTTATGCGACCAGCAATGGAAACTAGCACTCAACCAGTTTTAAATTCTTTATCACAATCATTAAAAGTAGCATTAGAAAAATATCATGCAAAACAAGCTAAGAAAGGCTAAAACAAAATGAATCAATTTGCACAAGCATTAGGCGATAAATTTGTAGAGCAAAAAGAAGCAATCCGAATGAGATCATTTGAATTTGCTGGGCATACTTTTAAAGTTAAAGTTCCATTAACTTCTGAATTTGAATTAATCCAAAAAGACATAAATAGTATTGATGAAAATATTATTAATAAATATTATGAAGAATTATCTAAGGAATTAATTGAAAATAAAGATAAAGCAAAAGAAGATTCTGAAATTGAATATAAAGATAATGACATTTTTGTTAAAGGAAAATCATTAAAAGAAGCATCTAAAAATAAAGCATTAACTGAAAAAAGGATTACTACTTTATTTAGATTTCTTGTGCCAGAGCAAAAAGACTTTGACATGAATACCATTACTTATGACATGATTGAAGAATTATTCCCATTTTCAATTCAGATGGAATTAATTAGTCTAATTGGCGATACCATTTCCCCTAACTATAAAGAAACTAGGGGAAAGTAATTGGGTCAGTTCGCAGACAAGTAAAAGCCTATTTGACTGCTCATGGAACTGATCCAGATAGTATTGATGAGCAGACATTTACTGATATATGCATTATGTTCCATGATGGCATTATTGGTAATCTTGGAATAATAGAAGTTTTAGGAGTTTTGACTGCTGGGCATTTTAATATGACCTTGCCAAAAGATAAAATTCCATTTAAACTTCAGGATATTATTCCCCAAGCGTATAATTATTTATACCCGCCATTAACTAAAAAACAAGAGCAAGAACAAGTTAGCAAAAATTTGCTGGCTTTTGCAATGATGCAACCCGGAGCACCTGATGAGTTATTTAAAGGAAACTAAAAAATGGCACAAAATGTAGCAAGATTAGGGGTAATTCTAGGGATTGATGTTGCCGAATTTACCAAAGGTTTAAATTCTGCAAAAACCAAATTAAAAGAATTTGCTAATATTGCTTCTGATGTTGCTGTTGCTGGTATAGCCGCAATGACTTATAAAGCATTGGAATTTTCTGATGCTATGTCCGATTTATCAGATTCCACAGGGATTGGAATCGCCAAAATCCTACAGATTTCTGATGCCTTAGAAATGTCTGGTGGTCATGCTGAAGATGCTGGGAAAATCCTAGTTAAGTTTTCAGATAATATTGATAAAGCCGCCCAAGGTTCTAAACCCCTTCAAGAAGCATTTGCAAGAGTTGGGGTAAGTTTGCAAGATTTAAGCAAATTATCTACAGAACAATTATTGCAAAAATCAACAGATGGAATGTCAAAGCTAAATGATAAAGCTAGTCAAACTGGTGCTAGTTTGGCATTACTTGGCAAAGGATTTAGAGGAACTGATGTAGAAGGATTTAATCAGTTAATTCAACAAGGCACAAAAGAATTTGATAAATTTGCTGATGCTGTAGCTAATGCGGCTGATCTGCATGATAAGTTAGCAAAAAAAGCAATGGTAACAGGACTTATTTTTACAGAAAAAGTATTGCCTGTATTAAATCAAATATTTGAAACCATTAATGCCAAAGGTGGCATGGCTGAAGATATATTTGAAGGTTTAAGAAAAGTCTTAATGGGTCTTTGGGGTGCTGGTGTTTTGGTTGGCAAATCTTTTGAATATGTTGGAATTGTTAAAGACAGAATATTTGGCAATATTGATACTTCTCAAATGGAAGCCAAACTAAAAAAACTGGATGAAGATGCCAAAGATTTTGTTCAAAGGTGGCGAAAAATTGATGCTGGTGTTTATGATGTAAAAGCAAAGCCCGGAGAAGCTGGTGGTAATCGCCCTGTAACTCCCGGAAAAGACCCAGCCGCAGAAAGAATGGCGGCAATGTTGGCAATGGCAAAGTTAGTATCTGTAGAGTATCAAAGGCAAATGTCCACTATGCTTCAACAACAAGCTATTAGAAATAATATGCTTGGGATGACAACAGATGAAGCTAGAGTACAAGCAACAGTAAATCAAGTAATAGATGCTACTAGTCGAAAGTTAGAGGAAATTTCTAAAAAGAAAGAAGAAGCAGCGGCTCATAGCACAGGAGATAAAAAAGAAATACAAAAAGTAATAGATCAACTTAATGCAGAAGCAGAAGAAGTTACTAGGCTTGGCGATATTTATGCTCAAATGGCTAAACAAAATGAAGAATATTCTATTCAAACTCAAAGAACTTTTGAATTTGGATGGAATCATGCTTTTAATCAATTTAAAGAGGATGCTGGAAATAATGCAAAAATAGTAGAAGATATATTTGGCTCTGTAATGAATACAATGAATTCAGCTATTGATACTTTTGTTACTACTGGAAAACTAAGTTTTAGCGATTTTGCTAGAAGTGTTATTCAAGATATTGAAAAAATTATTCTTAAAGCATTATTAGCTAAAACATTAACAGCCGCTTTTGGTGGTACACCATTTGGCAGTTTTTTAGGGTTTGCTGATGGTGGCGATCCACCAGTGGGAGTTCCATCTATTGTTGGTGAGAGTGGACCAGAACTATTTATTCCAAAGCAATCTGGTACTGTTATTCCTAATAACAAACTAAATTCTATGGGTGGTCAAACAGTTAATAATGTAACCAATAATTATATTCAAGCTATTGACACCAAGTCTTTTGAAGAAAGACTATATGGAAGTAATAAAGCTATTTGGGCGGCTAATCAATATGCAGATAAAAATATATCTACATCTAGGAGTAGAACATAATGGCTGGATTCCAAGATATTGTTGAAATTCAACAACAAATAACTGTTAATAATCGTAGAACTGTTGGTCAGCAAGTAAGCAGATCAGGTCAATTAAGAGTAGCCCAATACCTTACATCTGTTCCTTGGGTGTTTACAGTTACACCACACAACTTTCTTTATTACCCACAAGCTAGAGCAATTATTCAAGCTATTGATAATTTAGATAGACAAGTACCACAAACCATTACTTTTGCATCAGACAATCTGAAATGGTTTACTGCAATGCAAGGCACTGCTACAAGTGCTGTATTGGCATCTACTCCACCAGCAAATACACAAACTTTAGCATTGACTTCTAATGGCACTTATAAAGCTGGTGATTTTATTCAAGTTGGTGGATATACCTATAAAGTAACTGCCGATTCATCTGGAAGTACTGTATCTATTCATAGACCCCTTATAGGAACTCCATCAGTAGGTGCAACAGTTACTATGGGTAATAATGTAACTTTTAATGTGGTAGCAGAACAATGCCCTACTTATACTCTTGTTCCTATGACAAATGGTGCTTTTGTAAAATGGGATAACCCATTTGTATTTAGAGAAAATGTAGCAAACTAGGAGAATATATGACAACAACAATGGCGGCATTAAACTCTGGGTCAATCAGAGTTGTTGAATTTGTTAGATTAACAATGCCAACTGCCACCTATACCTTTTGTAATGCGGCTAGTCCTATAACAGTTAATAGCATTACATTTAATGGTTTGGGGTCATTACTTGGTATTTCAGAAATTCAAAATGACATTAAAGCCAATAGTGCAGATTTAAAAATATCTTTAGTTGGTATTGATCCAGCTAATATTGTCATTATCTTAGGTGCTGATATAAAAGGAAGCAAAATAGAAGTATGGAGAGGATTCTTAGATTCTAATAATCAAATTCAAACCATTAGTAGTGTTCAACAATTTTTTAAAAGATACCAAGGCATTATTAATAATGTGGCAATTACAGAAGATTTTGATGATAAAGCAAGAATAAGAACTGCTACTTGCATTATTTCTTCAGCTTCCATGCGATTGGTATTGGAATCAAGAAAAGCAGGAATAAGAACCAATCCACAAAGCTGGAAAGCATTTTATCCAACTGATACAAGCATGGATAGAGTTCCAATTATTGCTTCTACTTATTTTGATTTTGGAAAAGAGCCAAAAGGGGGAAGTCAATCTGGTGGCAATACTTTCCTTGGTCGTAGTGTTGGTGGTGGTGATGGTGGTGGTGGTGGTGGTGATACAACTCAAACATTTGATCAACCTTAAAAATTATGATAAGAAAAGCAACAAGATACGATATTCCAATATTATTGAATATGCTTAAAGAGTATTGCAAAGAAATACCAATAAAATCATATAAAAGAAATGAATTACAAAATGTTGAATATGCTACAAATTTATTATTTACTATTATTAAGGCTAGAGGATTTATATTAATTGATAATGATTATCGGGGAATGTTAATAGCTGTAGTAACAGCAAATATTTGGTTTCCAAAGTCTTATGAATTAAATGAATTGGCTTGGTGGGTTAAACCAGAATTTAGACAGGCTTCAATAGGTGGTAAATTATGGTTGGAATTTAATAAAGAAGCACAAAAAATGTTAGATGAAAAAAGAGTTGATGTTATATATACATCCTTAATGGAAAATAGCCCATCAATAGATTATGAAAAGCGAAAATTTAAAAAGCTAGAAACAAAATATTTTAGGGAATAAAGATGCCAACCACATTAGTTGCCGCCATAGTATTAGAACTTGCAGTCGATTGGGCAGTTGCAGAAACCATTGTTTATGCAAGTATGTATATGGCAGTTACATTTGCCACATCAACTATAGCGGCAAGATTTTTATCGCCAAATCAAAATCAAGGTTCAAATGGAACTACAGGAAATACTGGTGCAAGACAACAAGTACCACCAGACACAACAACTCCTGTTCCTATAGCCTATGGATCATGCTATTTAGGTGGCAAATTTGTTGATGCCGCATTAACCACAGATCAAAAAGTAATGCTATATGTAATGGCAATTTCATGCCTTAGTGAAAATGCAACTTTTACATATGATGGTGCAAGAATGTATTATGGTGATCGACTAATTACTTTTGATGCAACAGATAGAACAAAAGTAGTAAGCCTTACAGATACTGCTGGTAATGTCGATACAAAAATTAATGATTTATTGTATATAAATTTATACACATCAAATGCGGCTGGTGTAATTAGTGGAATAAATACCACAGTTATGCCTGATGTATTTATGGGTCCGGCACAAGGGTTGCCAGCAGATCAGCAATGGGCTTCAACTAATCGTCAAATGAATGGATTGGCTTTTGCAATTATTCGTCTTTCTTATAGCCAATCTGCTGGAACAACATCTTTACAGCCAATAACATTTTGTATAAATCAATATTTTTCTGGTGTTGGAGTGGTAAAGCCCGGTGATGTATGGAAAGACTATATGACTAATACAGTCTATGGTGCGGCTGTTCCATTGGAGTTTATTGATACTGCTTCAGCAGATGCTTTAAATGCTTATTCAGATGAACTTATTACCTTCAAAGATTACAATGGATATACACAAACCCAGCCAAGATATAGAATTGCTGGTGTTTTAGACCCATCACAAAGTTGCCTATCTAATGTAGATCAAATTATGACTGCTTGTGATAGCTGGCAAAGATATGATGCTACTACAGGCAAATGGTCTGTAGTTATTAACAAAGCAACTGCATCTTCTTATAGCTTTAATGATTCAAATTTAATAGGTCCTATTACAGTTGGTACTGTAGATATTACACAGATGCCAAACCAAGTAGAAGCTAAATTTATAGATGGCACTAATAGAGATCAATATGGATATGTAAATGAATCAGTACCAGATTCTTTATTGTTGCCAAATGAGCCAGTAAACAAACAAACTCTTGCTTTTGATTTGGTAAACAATAGTGTTCAAGCCTTATATCTTGCCAATCGAATTTTAGAACAAGGTCGTGAAGATTTACTTGTAACAATTAGTACTACCTATGATGGTATTCAAGTCAATGCTGGTGATGTAGTAGATATTACTAATAGCTATTATGGATGGACAAATAAATTGTTCAGGGCTATGCAAGTAAAAGAATACATTTCTCCAGAGGGTGTTCTTGGAGCACAAATACAACTTATAGAATATAACGCTGGTGTATATGACAATTTTGATATTACTCAATTTACTCCAGCAGATAATGGTAATTTATCAAGCCCTAATTATTTTAGTGCTTTAAGTGCTCCCAATCCTGTAAATATTTACCCTTATATTTCAGTGCCATCATTTGATATAAATGTAGCTATTCCAACTACAGGAAGGGTTACTTATGTCATTCTTTATTACACAACTGTATCAAGTCCATCTGCTACTGATTGGAAAGTATTAGATCAACAATCATTATCTAATGGTCAAGTCTATGCTGGTGGCACAACTATTACTTTTCCTCATTACACACTTCCAGCAAGCAGTTATTATTTTGCTTATGTAGTTGGTAATGAAGTAGCACAATCATCACTTTCTCCAGTAACTACAGCATTTGTATGGAATCCTGACCCAGCCAATGCTTCTAGCTTTACATTAACTTTTAATCCAGCAACTTTACAAGTTCCTTATTCTGGTGGCACACCTACTTTTGCTGGTGTAACTTGTAAGCTATATGGTCAAAATGGTTTAGGTGGAGTTGATTTTGTAGTATCACAAACTGATAGCGATTCCGCATTTATTAATGGCACATGGCGAATTGGTAATAGTTCTACTACTGGCTATGCAGATATTGTAGAAACAGGAATTACAGTACCTACACCTACAGATGGTGGCACTCATGCTGACTTTGGCATTCCTACAGCAATGCCATCTAGTCCAGCAACAATGCTTGTCCCAGTTCGATATAAAGATTTAGCTGGAGTAGTGCATCAAGTATCCCCAGCAACTATTCAATATACTTATCAGACTGCTGGAGTATCTGCCAATAAATATGCTACTGGCTTTTTATATCAATGGAGTACAACAACTCCATCTAATCCTAGTGGCACATCTATATACACTTGGTCTAATGGTTCAATGTCTAGCTATACAGGTGGTGGCAGTTGGCAGACAAGTATTCCAACTAATCCGGGAATTCCTTTAATACAATTATGGCAAGCATCTAAACAAGTAACTGATGTAGCAACAGCAACCACTACTTCTGTAAGCTGGACAAGTGGTTATTCAGTTTCTAATATCACACAAAATGGTCAAGCTGGATCACAGGCGGCAACACCTACTGTATTTCAATGGGCTGTAACAATTCCATCTGCACCAACAGGCACATCTACCTACACTTGGGCAACTACTTCATTTACTCCAATACCAAGTGGATGGTATTTAGATGCTGGAACAGCACCAAGCACAGGATATACACTTTGGGGAGCTAGTGTTCAATTAGTAGATAGTGCAACAGTAACCACTTCATCTATTAATTGGACAACTGCAAGTATTACTGCAAGAGGATTTTCTGGTCAAACTGGTGGTTCTGCAAGAATTTGCTATACCAAAACAACTTTATCTTCATTAGCATCTACACCTTCTACCATTACAACTTCTGGAAGTTCATCTTTTCCACCAAATGATTCTTGGGGAACAGGAACAGTATGGCAAGCAACACCGCCAAGCATTGTCGCTGGTGAATCTGTTTATCAATCTGATGGTATTTACAGTCCAACTACAGGCAATACTGTATGGAATGTACCTTATCTTTCAGCATTAAAGGTAGGTTCTTTATCTGCTATTTCTGCTAATTTAGGAACAATTACTGCTGGTTCTATTACTGGTGCTGTAATTCAAACTGCTAGTTCTGGTGCAAGAGTAGTAATGGACTATTCAACTAATTATATAAATACTTATAATTCATCAGGCACTTTAACTACGCAAATTGGCGGTAATAATGGGACTATTTATGCTAATTGTTTAACTACACTTAGCCCAACAATTTATTCTCAAAATACCTCTACTGGAACTCCAGCAGTAGCTGGCGAAAACACAGGAAATGGAATTGAAGGTTTAAGCACTGCTTCTGGTCTTGGTTTATTAGGAACTGCGGTTAATACTGGATCAACTAATCATGGAATTAGAGGTCAAAATTTAGCAAATAATGGCGGCACAGCAACTAGCGGATTAGTTGGGGTTGCCAATGGTTATGATTTCTATGCTGATGGTGCTGGCACTAACTATGGTCCATTCACAGGAGCACACGATGTATTGATTCCTGTAGGCACAATTATTCCTGTAGGCAATATTGTTTGTGATATAAAACTAATTATTGCCAAAAATATATCTAATACTGTATTTGAAGTTGCACAATCAACATCTGCCAATCAAGTTCCTATTGGAGTAATGGTTACAAATAATGGCTTATTGGCTAACTCTAAGCCAGCCGCATTTATTGAAAAATATGATTTTTCTATTGTTAATGGTTGCGTTATTTCTGTTCCTGTAATGTGTCTAGAGTATGATGCCAACAAGGATTTATATGATTATTGCGGTGCAAATGCAGTAGGCGAAGGTCAAGTCTATGTTTGTGGCGAATCTGGCAATATAGCTGTAGGTGACCTAATTGTTACTAGTTCTGTAGCTGGTGTAGGCATGAAGCAATCTGATAATATTGTAAGAAATATTACAGTTGCAAAAGCTAGAGAAGCAGTTACATTTACTGATACTGCAACCCCAGTTTTAGTTGCTTGTATCTATTTATGTGGTTAAAATAGAAAAATAATATAAAACATGATTCGTGAGTGAGTGGAGTGCCATTCCTCATTAACCTAGTAATGGAGAGATCATGGCAGTTTTTAACAAAAATACCTTAACTCAGGTATCAGGGTTTGACAATCAAATTATTGCTGGCGAACTTGTCTGGCAACAAAAAACCTTTTGGAATCTAGCACTTAACGCTGATGATGGAACTCCTTTAGATTTATCAACTGCCACGATTGAAGCAGAAATTATCCGCAGAACTTTGACCAATGTTCGTGATAGTCGCTATGGTTTAGCATTTGATATTGGTAACTATGACCCTACACCAGACCCTATTGTTTTAACTATTACAAATGTGGTTGGTGCAACTGGCTCTTTTACCCTTGTAATTGATAGCGATTCTTGGGATTTAATTGAAGGTCAAGTAGGATTAGATATTGCCAATATTAATGGTGTTGGTTACTCTGGTCGCATTAAAATCAGCTTTCCACAGGAAGGCTCTACTCCAGCAAATGACTTGATTATTTTCTTGTTATTTTTAGTTCGTTCTGATGCAATCGTAAATAATTAAGGAATTGTCATGGCAGAACTAAAAGTTACTAATGCTAGTGGCGATACAGTAAATGTTGATGTAGCTATAGGCAATCAAATTACTTTAACAGTAGATAAAGGAAATGCTGGTGCATCTGGTTTCTCAGGGAAATCGGGGTATAGCGGTTTTAGCGGGGTTGGTTTAAGTGGGACATCGGGCTGGTCAGGGTATTCTGGTTCAGGAATCAGCGGCTACTCAGGAAGCGGGATTAGTGGTTTCTCAGGGTTTAGCGGGGAATCAATTTCGGGATTTTCTGGGTACTCAGGAAGCGGGATTAGTGGTTTCTCAGGGGAATCTACATCAGGCTTTTCGGGCTATTCAGGCGAATCAACTTCTGGTTTTTCTGGGTATAGCGGGCAAGACGGGCAATCGGGCTATTCAGGCGAAACAATTTCTGGGTACAGCGGCTATTCTGGCGAAACAGTAAGTGGGTACTCTGGGTTCTCAGGCGAATCTATTTCTGGCTATTCTGGTTATAGTGGGACACAAGGCACATCCATTAATGTAAAGGGAACTGTTCCTACAGTTGCAGATTTACCAACAATAGGCAATCTTCCTAATGATGCTTATATAGTTTCTGCTGATGGCAATTTATATGTATGGGATGGATTTGCTTGGAATAATGTTGGACAAATAGTAGGACCACAAGGGCAAAGCGGTTTTTCAGGGTATAGCGGGGATTCAACATCTGGTTATTCTGGGTACTCTGGCGAATCTATATCTGGCTACAGCGGGCAAGACGGGCAGTCGGGGTTTAGCGGGCAAGATGGGCAAAGTGGCTACTCAGGATTTTCAGGGATAGGTTTATATTGGCAAGGCACTTGGAGTTATTATTCTGCTTATATTGCAAATTCTATTACTATTGGTTCTGATAACAATACTTATATTGCCATTACTGATGTACCACCATATAACTATGACCCAAGCATAAATCCTACTTATTGGTCTTTATTTGTTCCTCAAGGTACAAGTGGATTTTCAGGGTTCTCAGGCGATTCAACATCAGGGTACAGCGGTTACTCAGGCGATTCTACATCGGGCTTTAGCGGGTTTAGCGGGCAAGATGGGCAATCAGGTTTTTCAGGCGAATCAACTTCTGGCTTCTCAGGGTATAGCGGCGAATCCACATCGGGCTTTAGTGGTTACTCTGGCGAATCAATTTCAGGATTTAGCGGTCAGGATGGGCAATCGGGCTTCTCTGGGTTTAGTGGGGAATCAATTTCAGGGTTCTCTGGGTACTCTGGCTATTCAGGAATTGATGGAGATGGGCGTAGCGGGGACTCTGGGTTCTCGGGTTACAGCGGGGAATCAATCTCAGGGTTTAGCGGCTATTCTGGGCAATCAGTTTCGGGGTACAGCGGTTACTCAGGCTCTGGTATATCTGGCTTTTCGGGAAGCGGAATTTCTGGGTGGTCGGGTTTTTCAGGATCGGGAATCTCTGGATTCTCTGGAAGCGGCATAAGCGGTTGGTCTGGCACATCGGGTTATAGCGGGGCTTCTATAAGCGGTTATAGTGGGTTCTCAGGATCAGGTATATCTGGGTATAGCGGAAGTGGAGTTTCGGGCTACAGCGGCTTCTCAGGGGCTACTGTTAGCGGGTTCTCAGGATTTAGCGGTAGCGGAATTTCTGGGTATTCTGGGACATCAGGGTATTCAGGCTCTGGCATATCGGGTTTTAGTGGAAGCGGTGTATCGGGGTATTCTGGCTTCTCAGGATCGGGCATATCTGGATTTTCGGGATCAGGCATAAGTGGCTGGTCAGGGTTTAGTGGTTCTGGTATTAGCGGGTATTCTGGAAGCGGGATCAGCGGCTGGTCAGGTTACAGCGGGGCAACAGTTTCTGGGTTCAGCGGTTACAGCGGAAGCGGTATAAGTGGGTACTCAGGATCGGGCATAAGTGGGTACTCAGGGTACAGCGGTAGCGGTGTATCGGGCTATAGCGGATCGGGCATAAGCGGTTGGTCGGGCTTTTCAGGATCGGGCATTAGCGGCTATTCAGGAAGCGGTGTATCTGGGTATTCGGGCTATTCGGGATCAGGAATTTCTGGCTTTAGCGGTAGCGGAATTAGCGGTTGGTCAGGGTACTCAGGATCAGGGATTTCGGGTTACTCTGGAAGTGGGGTATCAGGATTTTCGGGGTACAGCGGTAGTGGCATTAGCGGGTACTCAGGTTCTAGTGATACTTGGTTGGGTGCTTGGTCAAGTTCTACAGCTTATGTAGTTAGAAATATTGTTTCTTATAATGGTTCTAGTTATTACTGTATTCTTGCTAACACAAATCAACTTCCAACAAATACTACTTATTGGAATTTATTGGCACAAAGCGGTTACAGCGGGTATTCAGGCTCAGGGGTAAGTGGCTGGTCGGGTTACAGCGGTATTGGGATCAGCGGTTACTCTGGGTATAGCGGAAGTGGTCTATCGGGCTACAGCGGATTGGGGGTCAGCGGGTACAGCGGTTACAGCGGTAGTGGTCTATCGGGCTACAGCGGAAGTGGTCTATCAGGGTACAGCGGATCGGGCATAAGCGGGTACAGCGGTTACAGCGGTAGTGGCTTGTCAGGCTACAGCGGAAGTGGCATATCGGGTTACTCAGGGTATAGCGGAAGTGGTTTATCAGGGTATAGCGGTTCAGGGGTCAGCGGGTACAGCGGTTATAGCGGTACAAACTCAATGGCTTTAATTAGCACATTGACTGCTTCAAGTTCAGCAAACTTAGCATTTACAGGGTTATCAACTTACGATAGATACATCTTAATATTTAGAAATTTAGTCCTTGGTACTTCTAGTAATGGCATAACTTTGCTATTTGGATATGGAGCAACACCAACTTATATTACAAGCGGATATGTTTATCAAAGATTTTCCAGCACAGGTCCTTCAGGTGCTAGTGATGGTTCAACCAGTGCTAGCAGTGGGTATATTTTTAATTTTAGTCTTTCAAGTACTTACACCATTTCTGGTTTTCAAATTATTACAGGAACTGGACAAACTGGAAGTATTATGGCATCGGGTGAGTTTGGTTCAAGTACAACTGCCGCTGGAATTGTGTCAAGTTATGTAAGTTCAGGGGCTAATATTATTACTGCAATTAAAATTACTCCTAGTGCTGGAAGTTTTACTTCTGGCACAGTATCACTTTATGGTCTTTCATCTTAATAGGTAAATCATGGCAGACTTAAATTCAAAAATTATTGCTTATTTGACTGTAAACAATATTGCTTTTACCGATACTGATTTTATGACTGGTCAGCCAGAGGGCGAACCTAATCAAATTCTTTATTGGAATACAAGTGCTTTAGGTACACAACCAACACAAGAGCAACTTGATTCAGCTTATTTTGTTTGGGAAGAACAACAAATTCAAAATGGAAACTCAGCACAAGCACAATCATTATTGTCTGCTACTGACTGGACTGCTATTGCTAGTGTTGCCGATCCAGCATTATCAAATCCTTATTTAACAAATCAAGCGGCTTTCTTGTCATATCGTAGCGAAGTTCGTAATATAGGTGTTAATCCACCAACAGTACCAGCTACATTTCCAACACAACCAATAGCCACTTGGAGTAGCTAAATAGAAAGATAATACAAGATGAAATACAGCATAGTAATACCAACATACAATAACTGCGAAAAATACTTAAAACCCTGTATTGATTCCATCATCAAATATACTGATATGGAATTAGTGGAGTTAATTATTTCTGCCAATGGTTGCACAGACAATACTAGGGATTACCTTAGATATTTAAAAACTGCTATTCCCAATATGAAATTTACTTGGGAAGATAAACCATTAGGATTTGCTAAAGCTACCAATGAAAGCATTAAAATTGCTACAGCAAATAAAATTATTTTGCTAAACAATGACACTATTTTGCTAGATCAACCTAAAAATAGATGGCTAGAATGGTTAGATCAAGGCGATGTTAATTATGTTCTTGGTCAATATTCCCCAATTACTCAAAGGCAATTTGGTGTTTTCTTTTGTGCTTTAATCAAAAGATCAGTTTTTGCTAAAGTTGGTTTGTTAAATATTGATTATGAAACTGGTGGTTGTGAAGATATAGAATTTTGTTATTTAGCTGAACAATCAGGGTTTACCCTTGTAGATTGTGGCAACAATGGCACTTATCCAATCTACCATGTAGCAGAAGGCACAATGCACGACCCAGCATTAGTGCAAAATTGGAAAGATAAATTCCATGCTAATGAACTGAAACTGGCTAAGAAATATAACCTAGATCAATACCGCTATTTGCTATCTAACAATTATGAAAGAGCAGTATTCTTAAAGGGTGATCCAGTTTTTCCTAGAGAAACACAGCGATATGAATGGGCGGCAAAAAATCTATTAGATGGCTCAATATTTGAATTAGGATGCACAACAGGCTATGGAATCCAATATCTTTCAAACAAGCATGGTTATACTGGTCTTGACTATGATCCTATCATTATTGATGTCGCAAAAGAACAACAATGGTCAGACAATGCAAGATTTATTTCTGCCAATATTAATGTATATGACTTGGATTTTTATACTAATATCATTGCTTTTGAAGTCATTGAACACCTAGACAATGGATTAGAAATAGCACAAAAGCTAAAAAACCATTGCAAGCGATTATTGCTTACAGTCCCTTGGAATGAGCCTAAAGGCTTTTGGGGTGAACATCATAAACTACATGGTTTGAATGAATCTCATTTTGAAGGATTTGAATTTGAGTATGTCAATGAGCATGGCGATATATCTAGCCTTCCACAAGTTATTGATGCCAACAACAAATGCAACCTAATGTTATGCAAATACTCTGCTCAGTAGCCACTAGAGGTCGCTACACAACGACTTTGCCAATGGTTTTAATGGCTATAGCCAATCAGACAAAAGTGCCTGATAAGCTGGTTATATTTGATGATAACGATGAACCACAAGATATGAGGGAAAACCCTATATATCAGCATATATTTCAAATATTGAATTACAAAAAGATAGCTTGGGAATGGGTTTATGCTGAGAAAAAAGGACAGCATCATATTCATCAAAGAGCAAACACAATGGGCTTTGATTGGGTTTGGAGAGTAGATGACGATGCCATCCCAGAACCTAATGTCTTAGAACAGCTTTGTAGTCACATTGATACTACAGTTGGGGCTATTGGTGGCTCAATCTTTACCATGCCCAATGTATTTGATACCAGCAAATCTACAGGAAAAATTGCTAATATTGATTCTGAACCTAATATTCAATGGGGTAACATATATGTTACTAAAGAAGTAGAGCATTTACATTGTTCATTTCTATATAGGGCTGGAATCCATGATTACAATTTAGGCTTGTCTAGGGTAGCACACAGGGAAGAAACGCTATTTACCAATGGTATATACCAAAAAGGGTATAAAGTTTTGGTAGTTCCAAATGCAATTACTTGGCATTTAAAAGCACAAGGGGGAATCCGAAGTGAAAATAAGCAAGAACTATATTCCCATGATGAAACTATTTTTAGAAATATTAGTGGACTTTGTGATAGCACCATTGTTGTTCTTAATTGTGGTATTGGAGATCACCTTGTTTTCAGCCATATACTTCCTGAGATTTCTAATCCTATCTGTTTTACTTGTTATCCTGAAATTATAGAAGGGAAGTCAATAGCTGAAGCACAAGCATTGTTTGGTGATATAGACCAATGGAATATTTATAAAAAGATGGCTCAATGGAATTGGAAAGGCAGTCTTGAAGATGCCTACAGAAAGCTATATTTATGATTGTTATTCATCCTTATGCCAAAAAATTAATGAATGGCAAAGAAAACCCTAAAAACTATCCATATTGGAAAGAATTGATTGCATTGATTGATGAGCCAATTATCCAAGTAGGCATAGAGGGCGAAGAACCATTAGTGCATGAATTTTTAAAAAATTTACCAATTGCAAGACTTAGAGAGTTAATAGCAGAATGTCGTATCTGGATTGGGGTTGATAGCTTTTTTCAGCATCTTGCTTGGGACTGTAACAAACCGGGTATTGTTTTATGGTCAGTATCAGACCCATTAATATTTGGGCATTCTGAAAACATTAATTTATTAAAAAGCAGGGATTATCTAGCCCCAAATCAGTTTTTATGGTGGGATTTTACTGAACATAATGCTGAAGCATTTGTTTTACCAGAAGAGGTGGTAAAATTCCTTTAAATCCATAAGATAATATATATTTATAACCCTTTGCTTAATGGTGTCCTATGGATTGGCAGAATATTTTTAATCTGGTAGGTGGTGCAATATTAGCCGCTATAGGTTGGTGGTGCAGACAAATCTGGGATTCTGTCCAAGCACTTAAGGATGATGTCAAGAGAATTGAAATTGACCTTCCCACAAATTATGTAAAAAAAGATGACATGACTGTTCGATTTGACAGAATTGAGGTTTTGTTAGATAAACTTTATGAAAAACTAGAGCAGAAAGCAGATAAATGAATCGCACAACTGCCGCATCTATTGTTGCAAGTGCTTCAGTTTTAGTTGGTATTGCTATGCATGAAGGCTACAAAGACAATGCCTATCAAGATACTGCTGGTGTAGCTACAGTAGGATTTGGTCAAGCTGATGGGGTCAAGATGGGCGATAAAACTGATCCTGTAAGAGCCTTGATAAAATTAGAGCAAAGCATAGACGATCATGCGAAGGGCATGAGTAAATGCATCAAAGTTCCTGTTAGCCAGAATGAATATGATGCCTATTTAGATTTTACCTACAATGTAGGAGTTTTTGCATTTTGTACTTCAACCCTTAATAGAAAGCTAAATGCTGGAGATTATGATGGTGCTTGCAAAGAATTATTAAAATGGGATAAAGCTGGTGGCAAAGTGGTTGCTGGATTGGCTAATCGCAGACAGGAAGAATACAATAAATGCATCAAACCAAATTAGGCTTTTATGATTGATTATGCAAAATTGGCTATTATCATTAGTGTTGTTCTTGCTATTTTTGGTAGTGGCTTTTGGGTGGGCAATTCACGATATACTCGCTATAAAGCAGAGGTTGAAATTATCGCCAAAACACAAGAAGCCCATGTAGAATCAATCCAAAAGCAACATGAACTTATAAAGAAAGCCGCTGATGAAGAATATACCGCTAAACTTGCTTTATTGCGTCAGTATTATGCTAATGGGGTGCGCCAGCCCAGTTCCAACAGTTTGTCCGGCTTATCCACAACCGCCAGCATCGCTAATGCAACCACCGCCTACAATGTTTTTGCTGGACAATGTAGTGAAACAACCTTAATGCTTGTAGAACTTCAAAAATTTATTGCTGAAGCCTATTCAGTAAAGTGACTGCCTGATAGGAAGATTCTGGGCAGTCGCAGAATCGTGAAGTAATAGTCCTATCTGCTATTTAGGGTGGGTTACTCGCTAATTGGGTAATCATCCCAAACTTTATATTTAACTGCTACTTGCCTGAAAGAATAAAGGTTTTTCAATTAAATATAAGTGCTTTCACCCATAGACTTAAAAGGGTATATCTTCTTCTATACCACCTAATGCTACAGCCTGTGGTGCATTTTCCCTTGGTTTTGGTTCTGCTAGAGAAATCCAACCATCCCAAGTAACAGGGATAGCTTCTAATTTGATAGCCAAACCACCTTGTTTGGTATCGACACAAACACCAATTTTTTGCCAGCGGTTCTTTTCATTACCACTTTTATCAGTATAAGTGCCATTTTTGACGATGCAATCGTATTTAACGCCCATTATTTCTCGCTTTCAATTGTGTATAAAGTTGTTTAACTTCTTCTAAAAACTCTTGAACTTCTGTTTCTATTTGCTGGATATATGCTTCATCCCTATCCAAGCGCACTACAAACAACTGCAACTCTGATGGCAGTCTAGGGTCAAAAGATACAAAATCACACCATTTTGCCCCTGTACAAGCCATTTGAGTTTGCATTTGTGGGATATATTTTGATGGTGGAACTTCAGCCAACAAATATTCTATATGAGTAGAAGTGTTTGGGCATTTAATTTCCATTAAGCCATCAGCTACTAGCCCATCTGGACTACAACCGAACCATTCAATAGTAGGATGTGGCACAAAAGCTACTTGATCTACAAATACTCCTTTAAAGGCTTCATAAGCCATTCTAGCAAGTGGTTCAGTTTCTGTACCCCAAGCCATTGCCGAATTGCTAAAACTGCTTGTAGGGGTGTTTGTGAGCCTTTCAACCACCAAATCCATTTTATAGTTCTTTCTGCCAGCAGATTCTCCAGATTTAATTTTGGATATGACATCAGCGACCCGGCTGGCTGTTACTTTGCCAAGCCGAATCTGATGCCATTCATCTGTGCCTTGTTTAACTTCTAAATCAATCATCCCAGCAAAAGGGATAGGTTCAGCATTAAGCCGATCTTCTGTTGTGAATGTAGTCATATTGTTTTATGGTTTCCTGTAATTGTTTTGCATATTTTGATGCCGCTTCTGCGGCTTTTCCTGCTCCATCCCAATCGCTTTTTAAACAAAGCAAATGACAATTTTTGATGGCACATTGTGTGTCTAAATAGAGTTCTGAGTAATCTTTAGTTTGCATGGTTTCCTACTGTTAGTTGAAAAATAAATTGCTTCTTGAGGAATACATCTATTTTGTTTTTGCATTTCAATTGAATATTTTGGATCACAATCATCACAAACCGAAGCAACTTCATGGGCATAATTTCTTGCATCCACCCATGATTGATATTTCTTTTTGGATTCAAAGCAAACTGGATACCAATCATTCTGCTTCATCATCTGGCATAGGGATATGTTGATGTTGATGAATCAATTGGGTATCTTCCAATTCTGCTTGTTCCCATTTGGTCATAAATTCTTTGGATAGAGTATTGATTGCCGCCATCCAACCCAGTTCAAAATATTCTTCAGGTGCATAAACAGCCTTTGGTATTTTGTCAAATTCCTTTTGTGCAAATGGATTCATACTTTATGCTTTCGCCAAATTTGTTGCACTTTAGGATCAATAAATATAGCATCAGAATCATCAAGTGTCTTATTGCATTTTGATTTAAAATCAGACCATTTAGTTTTATAGCTTTCTTGTTCACTTGCTGGAACATAGCCATAAAGTTTTTTCCAGCGAATAGTAATGTCTGTGCTGGCAGGGGTATAAATATAATCGTTATTTAACATTTTTCTTGCTCCTATATTGTTGATCGGATTGCCTTTTTAAACAAACTGCACATTTCCAAACCTTTGTCTTATTTCTTACTACCAATTTAAAGCCTTCTGCTTCTCTTGATACTTGACAGCTAACACAAAACTTCTTTTCCATCCCAACCTACTTTCAAATACTTATATTCTGATGCATCACATACTGCACTTAATTTTTTACAAACATCACACTTATCAAGCCAAATTCTGTAATCATGGTTTCTAGGTTTTTCTTGACCCCATTTTTCGCCACAATCAAAACAAACATTATCAGGTTGATCTTGTGCTAGTCGCATTTAGTTCTGCCTTTTTCTTTTCATAGGTTGGTTGAATTTGCTCTTTTTGTTTCTTAGTTTTCAACTCAGCCCATGCTAAACCAAAGACAGTTTTAAGTTCATCGGCAGTTTTACAATCTTCCAGTTGCTGAATTATTTTATCTGCTGGTGATTCTTCTGGTTCATCCCAAAATTCATCGCCTGCATACAAGGATAATCCAATACCAGTACAAATTGCAATACACTTTACCAAACATCTTTTCATTGCTGAATTAACTTGCATTGCATTTGGGTTAAGTATTGCTTTGTTTGCACCATCTAGCACTGGTAAATACTCAGTCATTTCTTTGCCAAAAGCAGTAACAGAACAACTAACCATCATAGTGCTATTAAAAGGAATTACATCACCATAAGACCAGTTTGCTTCTGGGTCATGTATCAACAATGTATCTACTGCATAAGTCCAAGGAAGGTATGTAAATCTTCCTTTCTTTTTTGTTTCACCAGATACATCTATTGTTCTAAGTTCTTTGTACTTGCTCATGGCTGGCAATCCTTTTCTGCTTTAGATTCCCAATATTCATAAATGCAAGTAGAAACAATAACACCAATCATTTCTTTATTATTGTTTTGTAGTGCATTGACTAGAGTATCCCAATGTGAACCAAAGAAAGCATCATTCAAAAAGGCTTCTTTAATATTTTCTTCTAGGTCTGGGTTATATTCACCATTTAGCAACTCTGCAACTTCTTCTTCAAAGTCCTCATTATCTTCTGGCTCATAGTAGCGATCATGCATTGACATTCCCATGATTAAAATCCCCAACCAAACATACAGCCAAGCAACATACCCAAAAGTATTACACCAATAATATCGACTTTATTCATTAGATGCTCCCAACTGGATTATAAGAATATTTTGAAAAAGAAATGCCAAAGGCTTTTCGATCTTCAAATACTACTTTATTTTTAGTGCCATCTAAGTAAGCATAGGTGCTAAATGCAAATGGGGATTCTTGATGCAACTCTAACAAAACTAAATCAATTTGATGAACAATTGCATTTGTTTCGCCTAAAGAAAGTTCATTAAATCGATCTCTTGACATACCACTAGATGCTTTTTTAAGTTTAGCTTGTTGTTCTAAAGTTAATGGGTTTTTCATATTTTATCCTAATTGAATTTTTGTCCAGTTGTGTTTTTTTTCTTCAATACAATATGAAAACCAAGCAAAATTGTGTTGGCTTTCAAGTTTTAATACTAATTGCTTTGCTTCTTGTTCTGAATAAACAGTTTTATAAAAAAAACCATTTTTATGAACATTGTATGAGTAGATGTATTTCATTGTAATTCCTTGTAAGATGCCCCCGAAGGGGCTGGTTAATTAAACTGCTTTAGGTCTTTGAATTAGGGTTTGCTTGACACCATTGCGAACCCCATGCTCTTTAATACTGGTTTTTAATGTGACTGTTTCACCTTCTGATAATTCCCAGATTGATGAAGCATTACCTTTGTAGATTACAACATTTTGTTCTGCATCTTCAAAAATAAACAATCCAATTATTCCAAAATGACTATTTAAATTAATTACTTTTTTTAATGTCAAAGTTAAAGTAATTTTTTCGCCAATAACCCCAATATGCTGTCTTTTGGCATCAATAAGGGCTTGCTTGCTTGCCCATTCAGCTTTACGAGCCGAATTAGCAATAATACATTTGCGTACAGCTTCAACTTGTTTTTCAGACAATTTGCCATAAGTAGCATAAGCAGAAGCTAATGAACCAACAAAACCTTCTTTGTAACATTTGAAGTTACCTTCATCATCGTAAACACGACCAGATGATAAAAACCCTTCAATATCAGCATAATCTTCATAAGTTTTGCAAAAAGTTTTATTAGCATTAGCAAGAATACGAGCATGAGTAGCTTTTCTATAAGCATCTTCATTTTCAATGATTGAACCCCATTGATAAGGTTTTTGGCTAATAGTGGCTTCCATTGTGATTCCTTGTTGGTTGTTGATGTAATAACTTTAATACTAGATTTTGATTAAAATCTTGACCTAGATCAAGAAAATGAAAAATAGTTATAAGCGTAAACCCTAATATTTGTTTCTCAAAGTTTACAGATCAGGATATTTTCAACAGATTTGTGGGTCATCAGGGTACTCAGGCTATTCTGCCTACCAGAACAACCAGAACAGGCAGAACACCCAGATTTGTGGGTCATCAGGGTACTCAGGATACTGCGGTTATAGGTTATTATTGTTATATGACTAGCTTAAACCAGCGAACAGTTGCACTTCTCAAAGACAGGGGCTACCAATGCGATGTAGTCGAAAGCTACAATGCCTTTACCAAAAGAAAAAAAGACCTATTTGGAATATTCGATATATTAGCTA